GAAAAACGAATTCCGTTTTAAACATACATAATATAGTACTGAGTATAAAATGGGGACAGAGACCACAAGATTCAAAAATTCTTGGATTTTGTGGTATCATGACCCCGAGAGCCACGACTATTCGTTGAACGGATATATTCGTATTGCTGATCTGTCTACGCCCCAGCAGTTTTGGTCGGTCGTAGAGGCGATTCCTAAAGATGCGTGGGAATGCGGGATGTTCTTCTTCATGCGAGATGGATTCAAACCTCTATGGGATTCCCCCGAAAACGAGAATGGAGGTTCGTGGTCCAAGAAGGTAGACATTTCAAATATTCAAAAAATATACATCGATCTTATGGTTAATTGTGTAACAGACGAACTACTTGTAAAAAATAAAGAATCGATTGCAGGGATTACTGTTTCTCCTAAAGGTCAATTTTCAATCATCAAAATATGGAATACGTCATCAGCCGTACATGAGCGATCTAATTTGAACACAAAGATTCCCATGTTTCAAATTGGAGACGATGTTACGTATACCGCTCATAAATCACGTCGTAAGTAAAGTTAAGAATGAAGATTGCCATCGAAATCGATAAAGAGTCGATCATTCACTCGTGTGCAGAATATCTAAAAAGTACTATCCGATTTTTGTATAAATGGCTGACTAACGAAGGTGAAGCACTAGGTTATATTCTGGGATATATTCACTTCATGCTTTTTGTGTTCTTGATGGTCTCTATTGTTATTTCCCACACAATATACCCAAATTTTTGGTTACAACTTGTTATCCTTATTGTAATTGTGTTAGTATGGCTACAGCATATATTTTTAAAGGTATGTGTTTCAATTGTAGCAGAAAAGGATCTCACAAAGAATACATCACCATTTCATGATCTATTTGAGAACGTGTTTCATATATCTACAAACGATTTCACCAACTATTTTATAGTCGCTGAAACAATTGCGATCCTCTGTTTTACTCTCGAAATAATTTGTAGAATGTCTTTACACTTACACGGATACAGGCATCAGGCATAGTTTAATGTCGCCCAGATTGGCAACCACATACCGAATCATCAAAAACCAGCCGTTCTTCATGTGAATCTCTAGATTGTTGCACAAATTCGTACACTTGGTAAAGAGAACTAGATGAGGCAATGAAAACGTGCCAGTAACAATATCATTCTCTTTCTTTTGAATTGTGAACTCATTCTCACTATCACCCATAATCGTTGTTCGCGACGCAAAATGACCCTTGCAACTGAATGTTAGGCTCGAGTTTACGTTCTGAATCTCGGTAACCTTTGCTCCAAGTAGTGTCATGTCGCGACATATCTTCTGGAAATCCAGAGAAGGCATCGTAATGTGCGTGGAGAACTCGGTATCGGGTAGCTGAATATCAGGCTCATCGCGATCAAGAAGGTTCAGCTTGTAGCGAGTAACCTGCTTCTTGTCGCCATCTTCTAGGAGAATACCCAGTGAGTTCTGGTCACTTTGGTCGATATAAAACGTAACGGTATCATCATTGCTTGCAGTCTTGATAATCCGGTAAAGGTGGTCCGTGTTAATCCCGATAACAAGCTTGGAAGACGAATTCTTATATTCGTACTTCTCAAACTTATCTGCATACAGGCGAAGATGGACTAGAACGGTGCGAGTCTGGTCCATTGCAACCATTCGGACCCCGTCCTTGTCGAAAAGCAGGCTCATTTCTACCAGAATACACTTGAGTGCCTCTGTTAGAGTGCGAATTGCACTAGTTTGAACCGTCTTCGCCTCCACGATATAATCTGGCATTTTTATGTATTCATTACTTCGTTTAAAATCCCTTCACTCCTTTCGCGCTTTTCCGTTTCGAGACAATGCGACCATACTTGTTGTACTTCAAACTCTTCTTAGTAAGGCCACCCTTAGTCTTCTCTGCAGTGCCGTGCATAACTTGTGCTCGTGTTCCGATCTTACGAGTCTTGTGTGGCATTTGTATTGTCTGCTAGAATATTTCGCCAGTAAGCAAGAGTAAGCTTTTCATAGTTGAAATCTCGGATACTAAACTCAGACAACTTTTTATTCATATTTTCCAAAGTAACTTCGCTCCAGTCTTGGACGATCCATACCGGTAAATCATCAAACAATGGATCTATTCCGCTTGTTTTGACGATTGGAATACATCCTAACGCGAGTGCTTCCCATGTTCTGTGGCAATCTAAGCCATTTCCATGAGGAGACACTACGAATGCGCACTGAATCATATTCTTCCAGCAAATGTCTCTGGTTGCTTTATTAGGCTCGTAGAACACTAAATTTTCCGGTATTTTTTCAATTGCGTCTTTCCTATCGGTTTGTCCGTAGCGTGTCCAGATTGTAAACTGAAAATTAGCATAAGCTTTCATTTGCCTTTCAAAATACGGCTTGCATGATGCTTTTAAGCTTATAAGTTGCCATTCTTGCTCGGTTGGATGTTTTTTGGCGCCCCATATGTGATTATTCTTTGATTCCCATATCATTCGTTTGCGTTCACCTGGATATGGTCGCATGGAATGGTAATCGAGACCAATTGGAACTTTAACAAATTTTGGATGAGTTCCAACACAATTTTGAGCAAACCAGATTGTAAGCAACGGATTGCTCAAAAGAGTATCTGATTCGCATTGATAATCATCCGGAATAGTACAATCAGAGTTATTGGTCAACAATTTGAACGGAACCTGAATGAATGGAAGCACTTTACTTACAAAGCTAGGAAGTGCTTGGGGGCATACGTGTAAAATTGCATGAGGATGTATGTTAGAATATGTTGTTAGCTCTAGTCCATTAAAATCTGAAATAGGGTTAGAAGATTTATGCGTGGCTGATTTTAATAGTCCAAACGATCCCACATAGTTGCAATATGTTTCGTCCATATATATTTACAATAATTTAAATCTACCATTACGAAAGCCCAATATATTTGAGTTTACATTAATTGTCTTGAAGTGTGGGAAATAGTATCCTTTCGAATATAAATTTGGATCAATAAACCACTTGGATGGGATTGTTATCAAGGCAGGATGATTGCATATATTTAGAATACCTCCCCACCAAGAAAATGTAGAATTTACACATATACCGCCAGAGCACTTGGACATTAAAAATAAAGTATCCAGTTCATTTTCATCTATAAACTGATAATCTATCTTATTTAGAATATCGTGAGTTAGTGCATGTGATTTATCATTTGTGAATACTGCAAATTTAGTTCCTCTAGGGAATGCAGCAACCGCTTTTTCATAATATTCTTTTAAATCTAGATAGTATAAGTGTGAATGTAAAAGGTAATCTCCGCCCCGAATATGTAAAAATACTCTGCTCGAAATGTCCTTATATTTTTCTAATAACGGTAAACATGCAGAAAAGTCTAACTTTTCGTAAAAATCTGGATTAATATATCCATAATTCTGAAAGTATCCAATTAGTTTTACATTTTCATGCGTATTACTAAATTTCCAATCTTGTGGAGTTAAGTTGTCTTCACGTATTACTTTATCAATTTTTACGCCAGACTTTTGGATACATTTCCATTTTTTAAATATAGTATCAAAATAATTCTGTTGAGTATGATATGATACTTGTTGCGTATGTTCTAAAAAAGATGTTGCACTATTTATCGATGAAACATAATCTAAGAATGCTATTTGAAACAGCTGATTTCCAAGACCTCCTTGTAACTCGACTGTGACCATATTTGGATTCATTTTCCAGTACGATGATTGATCTGTTTTTATGATCAAATCTATATCGCTATAAGATTCATGCTGATACATCAAACAAGGGTTACACAAGTACCATTTATCAGTTTTCATCAGAGATGTCCAATGTACATCGCAGGGATATTTATCGCCTTTAGTCTCTATTAATAGGCCTAGCCCTTCTTGAAAGTTTGAAAGAAGTTTGGGAATATAATGTCCGTTCACAAGATAGCTGGATGTGCATGATCCGCTGTATAAACGAAGCGTGCTTACATCATAATTTGCCGAAGATGGTCCTAGATGTATAACATCATATTCTTGACTTGCCAATTTTTCAAGAAGTGGATACCCGAGTTCAAATCTATTCCATACGACATCATCTTCTAGAATTAATACATTCTTCCACTTATTATCAATAGCCATTTTCATAACTTCAATATGACTCTTAGTGCACCCGACACTGCCCGGATTCCATTCTATCGCTGAGAACCGAACGACCTTTTCGGATGGGAATATAGATATAATTTTTTTCATATGCTCATTCTTTTCCGGACGCTTATCCAAGTTGATATATACAATCTTGTCGATAAATTCCCACATTTAATTATAGACAGATTATAAAATATGGAAAATCTTATTGTTTATAAATCTTCGTATCCAAAAATAAGAATCGGAAAAATGGAGATGGCGGATATGTAATACATAATATACCTACATCATATGATATTCTCGTAAGTGGTGGAGTATCTGATGATATAAGTTTTGAACAAGAATTCTTAAATAAATATCCAAATACAAAATGTTTTGCATTCGATGGAACCATTAATAGCTTGCCAACAAATGATGATAGAATCACATTTGTAAAAAAAAATCTAGGAGCATTTGAAACAGAAACAACTACTAATTTAGAGTCATTTTTTGAAAAATATGATAACATTTTTCTAAAATTGGACATAGAAGGACATGAATTTAGGCTATTTCCTGCTATATATAAATATCTACATAAAGTCAAACAAATAGTCATTGAAATACATTCATCATTCGATATCCAAAAACATCAAGTTTATTACCAAGGATTAAATGATATTACACATGATTCCATGTTTTCTTTGCTTAATAATATCAATAAGACGCATACATTAGTTCATATTCATGGAAATAATGGATGTGGATTGGGAAGCATAAATGGAATCGCATTGCCGTATGTATTTGAATGTACATATATCCGAAATGATTTTGTAATAGATAAGATACAAAATGATATCCCATTTCCAACTGAATTAGATTATCCAAATGTATCTAGCAAAGGCCAATATAGTTTAATCGGATTTCCATATTCAACATATGACAATAAACTTCCAATTATAAAGGGATTATCCTATTTAAAACGAGTTAGGTAACGGATATCCATATTTAGCAATCAACTTATTATATTCATTTGTTCTATATTCATCAGAGTTACATATTGTATGTGATAATTGATTCGAGTGAATTCGGTTGATCCATATTATTTTATCGAGTATAACAGGCTTGCCTGCTTCTTTATACAATCTGTAATACCAATCTAAGTCTAAAAACCAAGTAAATTGAGGATCCAAAGTAATATGTTTCATAGATTTATCCAGAACAATTGCAGACGGCCCAGAAATAGTATTCCACGATAAAATATTATCATTCCATCTAGGAGTAAAATTTTGATTAGTATGGTATAAGATATGCGGTAGTGCAACCCACTTTGGGCTTGATTCTTTCATAAATTCAACTACATTTTGTATCGCGAGGTCATTAGCGAGCTGATCATCCATTGCAAGATAATGTATATAATCGCCCGTTGCATATTTTAATGCATTATTCCAGTTATGACAAGGATTCCCATAATTTTCCGAATATCGTAAATAAATAAAATCTACGCCATTCGTATCTAATGTCTTTACCATATCTTCAATAACATTATCTCTACTATGATCGGATACAATACACTGAATAGGTCGGTATGTCTGGCTAAACACCTTTAATAGGTTTTCTTTTAGGAACTCCGACCCTTTACCATAGCATTCATACGAGGTTATTAGAATAGAATACATTATTAATAAATTATATTGTAACTATTTAAATGAGATTAAGTTTTATTAATTACAGTAATAGGCCTGATGAAACAATAACTTTTATAGTTCCAACTATAGGTCGATCTACGTTGGATAGATCATTGTTATCTTTAAAAGCGCAAACAAATCCGAACTGGAAAGCAATTGTCATTTTTGATGGAATCAGTCCTACAGTTACAAATGATGATGATCGTATTCAATTTTTAACCATTGAAAAAAAAGGAAGTAACGTAGCCATTCATAATAGGTCTGGAAATGTTCGAAATGAAGGTATGAAACATGTAAAAACTAAATGGATTGGATTTCTGGATGATGATGACACACTAACTCCTGATTATGTAGAGAAATTTCAATTAGAGTGTAAAAAAAACCCAGATGTTATAATTTTTAGAATGCAATATTCAAACGGCCTTATACTTCCACCTCCAGGTGATACTACATTTAAAATAAATCATGTAGGCATATCATTTTGCTTTAAAACAAATATATTTCAAGTCGAAAATATACAATTTAATCAATCTGGAGTTGAAGATTTTGATTTATTAGATAGATTTCGTCAAAATAATAAAAATATTATAATATCAAAACATATAACTTATTTAGTGCGACATTAAATACTGATTCTTCAACCAAACTAATTTATCAATAAACTCTTTGTTGTTTATTACTGAGTCTAATATCTTTTTTCCATACTCATATGATTGAGGCGAATCATTTATAATATAAAGTGTATCAAGTGGAGCTTTATTGATACTATAATGCAAATGTTCAATTATTACATTATCTAAATAAATAAGAGATCCAATATATGTTCCTACATACTTCCAAAAATCATCCACATATAGATGTTTAAAAGTCGGATGGCCCATATAACCAAATTTTTTTACTATCAAACTATCCATGATAATCTGTGTAGGAAGCCTTATGCCTTGATTTCGGTCATTGCCGTATACCATTGCACATGGACCGCGTTCCTTTAAAGCATTATACATTATTGAATTCCATTTATTTGTCAGAGGGTAGTGATCATCTCCCCAAAATCCCAGATACTCATATTCATTGCATACCTGTAAAGCTGCCTGATTTAGCGGATATACAACTCCCCGCTCGCCGTTTGATTTTACGACAATATATTGAAATCTTTCTAGACGAGGATAATTTTTTTCATCATCCTCATCTATGACAACTATGCATTCAGTTGATACTGAAGAATCTATTACTTTAAACCATTGTTCGTGAAGTCTTTGAATGTTCGATGGTCGACTCCGTGTGGGTACTATAATTGCAATATTTTTCATTTAGAGATAGTTTATACTGATGTAAGATAATGAAATATCCAATTTATACGCCAAGTATAGAACCTTATACAAAATCGGTATACAATGCGATTAAATCTGGATGGATTAGTTCACAAGGTGAATATATTGAAAAAACAAATGAGCTTTTAAAGAATAAATTAGGAACTAAATATGTTGTATTGACTAATAATGGGACGAGTGCAACTCACTTATTATATCTATCACTTAAATTTAAGTATCCAAATTTAACAAAAATTTACGTTCCGAATTATGTGTTTGTTGCAGTATGGAACTGTGCGCTATATGAATACCCGAAAGATATGATTGAAGTCATGGAAATTGATCCACACACACTCAACATGAGGGAAGATGAGTTCTATATTCTTTCATTACAACCAAACTCAGCTGTTGTCGTCGTCCATAATGTTGGAAATATTATAAATGTTCCTAGACTAAAGAAACTTCGTCCCGATTTAATTTTTGTGGAAGATAACTGTGAAGCATTTATGGAGCAATATAACCAGAAGTATACTGGTACGGAGTCATTGTGTGCGGCAGTTTCATTCTTTGGGAACAAGATTATTACATCAGGGGAAGGTGGTGCATTTTATACTAACGATAAAGAACTATACGAATTTATTTATAAAACATGTCATCACGGTATGAGTGGAGAACGATATGTATATGACCTAATTGGTAGAAATTACCGTATGACTAACATACAAGCAGCATTCTTATACGATCAGTTACTTGATATAAATAATATCCTGGATAATAAGAAACGTATATATGATAGATATTTTAACTTACTAAAAGATACTGGCATACAAGTTGCGACTACTGGCAAGTGGATGTTTCTTGTTCGAGTTCCAGGTGGGAAATATGACGACATGTTTAAGCATATGATGTCTTTTGGGATCGACACACGTCCGATGTTTTATGACGTAACAAAACATAAACATTTAGAATCATTCATACCCCCAAATACGCTAGATAATCATCACGAATATATTATGTTACCATCATCACCATCGTTAACATTGGAAGACCAGATATTCATTATGGGAAAAATTAAAGAATATGCTGAGTCAATTTAAGTTCGTGGTAGTATCGTACTAGACTAGCATATGTTTGTATTTATTTATATTTAGAAACCATTTAGTAATATTATTAGACAATAAATCTAAATGCTAGATTCACAAAGTTTAGTATTATGTATATATGGAAGAGCTGGATTTGAGGCTATAAACCACATATTATTGAATAAACAGTTTGGATATTCGAGAATTATAGTTTTCTCTCACGAAAAAAATAACGAGCAATTACTTACTTTTATTAAGACTCTTAATATAGAATTATATACAGATAGTATAAATAAACACAAAGATAAATTAGAGGGTCTTAACGGATTATTACTATCGATTCATTATAGATACATAATAAGTTCAGAAATTTTATCTGTATTTGATGGAACAAAAGTAAATTTACATCCTTCATTACTTCCGAATTATAAAGGATGCTTTTCTAGTACATGGGCACTAATTAACAATGAGAAACGTACTGGTATAACTTATCATATTATAACTAAAGATGTTGATGAAGGTAATATACTCATACAAGAAGGTATTGATATAACAGATACTGATACTTCTTATTCATTATTTCATAAATTAATTACTCTAGGGATTTCGCGGTTAGGAGATGTTTTTACAATTATAAAGAATGGTTCTGCCGGAATACCGCAAGAAGGTAAAGGGAGTTATTATCCAAGAAAACTTCCATATGAAGGAAAAATAAATAATGAATGGGACGACGATATGAAGTCTAGATTTACTAGAGCAATGATATTTCCTCCATTTCCTCCAGCTAAATTTGAATGATGTGTCATAAAGTTAACGATTATTTTCAAGCTATATACCATAAAATGCTTAAATTACCAGTATCGACTGGAGAGGCTATTGACAAACTGACAATTCTAGATATCAAGGTTGAAAAAATAAAAGATCCTGAACGAAACAATCATTGTAAAGTTGAATATGACATACTATATGAGCAACTCAAAGATTGTGTGAGCGAAAATCAGTTTTATTATAAACAGCTAAAAGATATAAATACGCGTATATGGAATATGCAAGATGATATACGCAGTTCAGACAATCCAAGTTCAAAAACTTGTCTGGATATATTAGAAATGAATGATTCACGATTTCGTATAAAAGATATTATTAATCGGAAAGCGCAATCTATATTGCGTGAGCAAAAAGGATATCCTATAAAAAGAGCCATATTTATAGGGCACCAGGGACTTGGTGACCATATTAATTACATTGGTGCAGTTAGGTATCTTTCGTCGTTTTATGATGAATTTGTAGTAGTATGTACAGATGTTTATAAACGTGCCCGTAACGTTGATAATGTAAAATCATTTTATGCTGATAATCCAAACATCAAAATTGTAACTTTAAGCGGATATTATACTTGTAGAGATATTAATATAATAGATGCAGAATTAAATTTAAAACAATATTCTACAGTTTATACGTTAGGAGCATACAGAGATGGATATGAACCAGGCATATATGAACTTCCAGATATTTGGTATAACCAGCTTGGACTCAATCCAAGCATCCGTGTATCACATTTTTTTCTGCCAGAAAATGATGACTCTAAGAATTTATATAAAAGCATAGAAATGCCATACATATTTATACATCGAAAATCTGTAGATGGTGTAATAAATATAGTAAACTGGGATATAAACACAATATTAACATTAGATCCGGACATAAATTTATACTCACCTAGCCATATTTGGTACACATTGGCAGAATCATTTGTAAATAAGCCTTTTTATTACTATTATGATACAATACGTCACGCAAAAGAAATACATATGACAAATAGTTCATTTTTTTGTATGGCAATTCATCTAAAGTTGGATGCAGATGTAAAGGCTGTTTATGATAGATACAGTGGAATATACGATGAAAAAAATATGAAATTTTTTAATTAATTAGTATATAATAATATTTATTTAACTCAAAATTTAATGTTAATACTAACGCTCAATTTTGGGTTTCCACTTTCTGATAATGCTAGTGGGCGTTTACGGGTTGGCAATAGTATTGATATATCCATTTATAACATATTATAATAGTCTACATGTAAATGTTAACTTAACAATTCCTAAATAGTATTCAATTTAAGAGTTATCATTGATAAATATTTTAATTACTTCGCATGAATGTTATGAAAAAGGTGCTGAATTACTTAAAGGGAACCTATTTGTTATTTACATGCGACCAAACAACTCCGTTGATTTTCTTATCTAATACTAATTCATCAACTGCTTTCATTACACCTGACCAAAATGCATCGTAGTCATCTCCAAATATCATACCATTATCAGCTAATAAATTCATATATAAGTTAATGTCTTGTTTTACAGATTCGTATTCGTGTGCAGCATCAACATAAATTACATCTGCTGTTATTTGATAATACTTTAAAACATCAAAAGCACATACACTATTCAATGGTAATGGCACTATCATATCGTCATGACCTAGTATTTTCATGTTCTTAATGAATGTAAAATATACACTTGGGTATCCATTAATCCGATTTAATGACCCGCCTCTAGTTTCGTCTTGTAATCCCCAAGTCCAAAATTCAGGAGCTCCCAGCCATGTATCAATTGCTATAATAGTTGCTTCAACATTATTCTCTTTACATATTCTCGCCATAGTGCTAGTTGACAGTCCCTTCCAGCTTCCGACTTCTACTATCGTAATCGGTCTATTATACTTGGTTATATGTTCTTTAAATACATGTTCAAATTGCCGATCCATCCAACCCTGTAGATCCAATTTATGAGATGATGTATCTAACTCAGAATACGTGTTTGTTTTCAAAACATTTATAAAGCTCTGAGATGCCATTTATATTATATCGCAAAATTAAATGTTAATATTAACGCTTAATTTTGGGTTTCCCCTTTTTTTATTTTACGTTTAGTTGCTGTACGCTAGACCACCCATGCCGCTCATCACGCGGAGCACGTTGTAGTTGAGCGCATACACGCGGACCTGGGCCGTGCGCTGGCCAGTCACCGTGTTGATAGACACCGTCAGCTGGAGCGTGGCCTTGTCGATGCGCGAGAAATTGCACGTGCCGGAAGGCTGGTGCTCCTCGGGGCGCAGGGCGAACGAGTACACGTTGATACCCGTCGAAGGCGTGCGAGTGTGGTGCTGGAAGGGCTGCACCTTGTCGAAGTAAGAGCCCTCGCGCTCAGTGAAACGGTCCTGGCCGTTGAGCTGGAGCTTGGCGACTTCAATGGGATTCTTGCCCTCGCAACGAATGCCGGAGTCAAGGATGACCTTGGCGAGCAGGTAGTTGACACCCGCCTCGAACTCACCCGAGCCAGTTACGTCAATATCATCAGCACCAATCTGAGTGGCAGACTGCGTGGGACCCTGTCCAAGCATAGCCGTCGCCTTGGAGGGCTGGAGACCCTGGCCCGAGCCAGTAGTCTGCTGGGCCTGGGCAAGCAGAGACACGATGAGGCCGTCCGTGCTGAAGTCATCGGAGTAGTTGAAAGGCTGGGGGCCGCCGACCGACGCAACCCAGGTGGGCGCAGAGCAGTCAACGAACGAGTCACGCTGGACCACCCACTGGAGCTCCTTTACGGGGTGATTGAAGTTCAGCTGGATCTTGTTCGAGCTGGACGTGATGCTCTCAGCGCCAGTGTACTGCACCTGCTCGATGAGGTACTCGTGGCTCTGCTGAGCGAAACGGCGGCGCTCTTCCGTGTCGAGGTACACGTAGTCAACATACAGCGAGGCGGCGGCGAGCGACTGGGCGGCAGGCTGGAGAGGCACACCAACACTCTGCTCAGAATACTGGCAGTTCTGCCATGTATCGAAGTCCACATTGATGCGCACCTCGTGGTACTGGAGCGCAATCAGGGGAATCGCTAGTCCAGGATTGCGGCAGAACCAGAACTGGAGAGGAATGTACAGCGTCTTCGCGGGGGTTCCGGCGCGAGGGACGCACGAGACAGTCGTCTCAGTGGACGTGCAGGTCTGATCCAGACCAAGACCCGTACCGCGCTTGAGCAGAACTAGGTCGTGGGTGTTGCCAACCAGCGACTCTAGCGCGCGAACCGTGCCCGCCTCCGTCGAGAGCTGGGTCCAGATCTGCATCCAGTCACCATACTGGCGATCAATGCGCTGGCCACCGATTTCAATCTCCACCTGCTTGATGAGGCGGTGACCGATGTAGTTGAGCCAGCGGAAGCCCTGAGTAACGTTGGTAACGCCTGACCCGAGAGAAGACCCAGACGTCGCTAGCGTAATCTGGGGCAGCACAACCTGGATGTACGTCTTGTACATCAGATCGGCGTTACGATTGATGATCGCCGTCACACGCTTGTTGAAGTCGGCCTGACCGTTGAAGGTGACTTCAATGGACTCCACAGCGAAGTTGGTATGGCGCTTGTAGAGGACCTTCCAGAAGGTGATCTGGGGGTTACCTGAGATGTAAATATCCTGCGCGCCGTAGGAGACGAGCTGCATAAGACCACCACCCATTTTTGTTTATGTTCTACTGCAAGAAATTATTTTTCTTACGCCGACCCCGACTATTCATAGTGCAAGTTCATATCCAGTAGTGAGCCTTTATTGGGAAATATAGCATCAAAATTAGCTTCCAAATAGGTTTGAAACAAGTATTTGAGCTTCGATGTCAAATCCGTCATGAAAATGAAAACAGAATACATGAAAAACATACCTGTTGTGTAAGTGTCTACAAATGAGGCCATATATTGAGGGACTGGAATGATTGGAGCCGACGTATTGAGTACAAACACCAGCCAGAATGATACAAGCGCAATAATCCCAATTCCAAGGGATACGTCTCCAAGTTGATAATACACCGATCTTTCTTCCCATTCGAGCCCAAGCTTATCCTTCGGATTGTATTCATCAAAAAAGTAATACAGTACATACGAAAGTAAGCACCCTACAAAGCAGTAGAATATAGCCAGAATTACTATATTCAAGCTCAATGCAATGGCATCGCCAGGTTTGATTATATGGTTATATATCTTGCCAGTGTATACAACCATTTCTTATATTAATACTAAATGAATATTTGGTTAATCCCAACTTCAAATCCGCTAATCAACACTTTTCTGCGTTCGTTGGTCGTAATTTCGTTCATGATACTTGGACTTGGAACAACATGGTATAGTGCTTATTGGGGCGCTGTTATTCACGATATTGTTTCATTAGTACTTATTTATCCAATGGTTAAATAAATGAAGAGGACTAGACGGACTCGTAAGCGAGGTGGAGCATCAACGTTTACACCGGAGTTGACACAAGCAAAAGTGATTCTTAATAAAATGAAAACATTGCTTGAGTCAGAGTTAGATACAGTAATGAATAAGACTCATAAAAACCAGGTTGCTGAAGTTGTAGATTCTTACATTGATAAGTTGGTAGAAACTGTCGGTAATATTACCGTAGAAGCACGCGATCGCGATCGTGAATACATTGAATTACACAATTATGTTGGATCTCTTATCAGACAACTAGGCGATACTCCAATTGTCGGTGGACGCAGACGTTAACCAGTAGATCCAAACCCACCCGAACCGCGATCATCGGGAGGAGCCGGAAGTTCATCGGTTAGAACGATCTTAGTCCAAGGCAGAAAATTGTGCTGGCAAATTTGAAAAAGGCGAGTACCGGAATCGTATCGGATAGTAGTTTCCTCTTCAGGATTCATATTATCCGCCATCGCCTTAACTTCACCACGATATCCTGCATCAATCAAACCAATTGAGTTACACAGACGAAATGGCGTCTTATAGATGGATGAGCGGGGAAGCAGAAGGCACGGTTTGCTATTGCCCGCAAAAGTCGCAGCCACACTGATACCTAGTGAAAAAGATACAACCTTCTCGCTTAAATCAATATTATGTGCAACTATTGGAATATCAAATCCAGAGTCAGTAAAACGATGATTCTCGATTTGCTTCTGAATCATATCGCGTAGCTCGGGGTTCTCGGCACGGATATATAGCGTCATTGATATCTATTTGCGTAATGTATCTAAACTACTCGAAAACCATACGCGGTACAATATGCATCGCCTCTAGCTCCTGACTCCACAACTTAACTGCATATGGAATCGTCTTTAGCTCAAACTCTGTCTGATTTCCACAAGATCCGCATGAATACATGTTCTCTTTCGGATTAACTACTGCTAGTGTTCCGCAAGTCTTACAGAATCCAGTCGTGAACGGGTCAGATACGTCCATCAAACGCTCTTTCGTGAACATTGCTGCGCCATGTGATAACATACAATCGCGCTCCATCTCACCAACACGCAAACCACCATCCCTGCTTCGACCTTCGCAAGGCTGACGCGTCAAACTGACAATCGGTCCACGTGCTCGGCTATGCTTCTTATCAGCAACCATATGCTTCAGTCTCTGGTAAAATGTAGGTCCCATAAAGATTTCTGCCTGCATCATCTCACCGGTGGCGCCATTATACAGAATCTCATTCCCATACGGATGCATTCCCAAATCTACCAAATGTTTCTTCAAATCATCGACCTTCAGATGAGAATACGGCGTCCCATCTCCAAGTGTTCCACGCATAGAACATGCCTTCCCAAACATATTCTCCATGAGTTGCGCAATTGTCATTCGTGAAGGAACTGCATGTGGGTTCATAATCAAATCCGGTCGCAGTCCACTCGAAGTAAAGGGCATATCATCTTCGCTCAGCATGATACCACATGTCCCCTTCTGCCCGTGACGACTCGAAAACTTATCACCGACTTCAGGAATACGCTCAGAAGCAACGCGCACCTTAATAAATGGATACCCATCTGAGTTCTTATCCTGCCACACTCCATCAATGCGACATGCCTCCGAATTACGATGAATCGTCGAACTGTCGCGATAAGCATACCCATTCAGATCATTCTTCAAATTTGTAACCTTTCCGATCACAACATCATTCTCTTTGATAATTGCATTCCGCATCGGCATACCATTATCCTGGATTGCAGAATATGACGATGCTTTGTATCCTCGCGTACTTTCACGACGCGGTTTCATAAACTTCTCTTCCTTGCCTGATGTAACGTTCCGGTGCTCTTCATCCTTGTACATCGTGTAATACAGCGTTCTGAATAGTCCTCGATTGACCGCTGATTTGTTAAGAATTACTGAATCCTCCTGATTGTATCCGCCATACATCGCAATAGCCACAATGGCATTAACCCCGAAGGGCATCTCTTCCGCATGTAGTGTCTTCATCATGCGCGTTTCGACAAACGGGCGCATTGGTGAGCAGAAGATATACCCATTTTTATCCAGACGATTGTTGTAGTTTCGCGCAAAGATTCCAACTGCCTGTTTACCCATTGCAGACTGGTATGTGTTTCGCGGCGACTGGTTATGGTCGCACAGTGGAATACTCGACGCCATATGGCCCAAGGCCATTGTTGGATGTAGCTCGCAGTGTGTGTGATACTTGGTGATATCTCCGGGAAGCATTGCTACCCTAATTGTCTCTGATTCAGCCGAATCGATGTACTCAATAGAAGTTCGGATCCAGTCATTCCAAACAGATGAAGCCGGAGAAGATTCAATTTTTCCAGACCCAATCCGGAACAATGGACGCACAACTCGGCCTCCGTCTGATTCAATACTGATTGTATTTTGTAGAATGTTCCAAGAAATACCGGTATGCGGGTGAAGACGAAATGTCCGCTTGGCATTTTTAAGATGATTGTATACCTTCGCCGGATCCTTGCTGTATGCAACAATCACGCCATTGACAACAATACTTGTGCCCTCGTATTTGCGAATACTCTGAATCCAGTCAAGATTCAAATCACTAAGAACGTCGAGTGTCACTGATGATGGAGTATGCTGAGTGACAGACGTTGTTACTGACATTGATTTGACAATACCGACCGAGTGCCCTTCTGGTGTCTCAACCGGGCACATGTATCCCCAAGAAGTCCCGTGTAACTTGCGAGGAGCAAGCAATTTCCCTGACTTTTCAATCGGGGTCTGGATTCGTCGAACGTGGCTGATTGTGGCCTGGTAAGACAGGCGATTCAGTACTTGCGAAACACCCATCTTGGTAGCATTCGAGGCAGAAGCCGAACTCGATGTACCGAGTCCTTGGACCGTGAAGTTGCCAGTGGCAAGTGCCTGTTTTAGTTTTCCTTCGATTGTCGAGACTTTTAGAATTTTATAAAGGTTATTGACGTTAAGAACATCCAGCGGACGCGGTTCGCCCTTTTTCCATGCGTCATTGTTGACTTCATGAACGAACTTGCCTCGAATATCCTTGCATACCTTCTGGAACAACTGACGAAACAGATGAGTTAGAAGAGAGCCAGTTGTCACGACTCGCTTATTTGGATACGAATCGCGATCGTCAATAGGAATGAGTCCTTGCTCCGTCAGTACCAAACGACGAATCATTGAGGCAGTGATAATACACTTCCTTGCTTCTAGAGTCTGAGTGTTACTCGTGTCTCCGCCGAACTTCACATGTGGCAGATATTCTGTCTCCAGCAATGATCGAACATAAGCACACTTGTCTTCATGACTAGTTACATATTGTAGATGATGCGATAGATACTCGACAGCATCCTCTCGCGTGTATACCTTAATGTCTGCACACTCCTTGAATGATGCAGCAAGACCTTCAACATTCTTTGAGTCACCCCATACAATATCGGCAATATCCTGGTCATTTTCGATTCCAAGAGCACGAAACATCACGATGATAGGAATATCTTCTCGGAAACGAGGAACACACATTGTCATCGGGTAACCCAATCCGTTGAACTTGGTTGAAATGCGAATTTCAAGCTTCTTGGGCGGTGTTGTAAATGATTCGTGAAGAGACTTGGTCTCAACCGAATATAGATACTTTGATCCGGTCTTTTTGTTGTAGAATACCATGATACGATTATCTGCAACCTTCTCCTGACACAGAAT